GACCATATACACCATTTTAAATCGTATTTCAATGATAAGCAAAGAAAATACCAGATTATAAATAACGTCTTACCTACATTATCAAGCCCGTTTATCATTACAAATTGTGATTGTTTGAACCTCAGATATTTATCAAACTCAGGAAGTCCAATGTCAAGCCCTTTTTTAATCTTTCCGGCATGATAATCGTATAAACTTTCCTCTCCATGCCTTTCATTTAAAATGCTCATACCGTTATCTCTCCTCTCTTAATCTTTCCTTTAATTAATATCTCTGCAACTTCCCTGCTCAAACATTGAGCTGGATCATCATGTTTCATTGCTTCTTGTACGTAATCCTCATAAGTTTTTCTCTTTCTCATTGAAGCAGATTTTAAACCGCCTTTCCTTCCTGATTCAACTCGTTTGGATTTCTTTTCCGTTCTTTCCTTGCTCTGCTTATCCAGAAATTTAATTTTAATCCTATTAGATTTCTTGTTATAAATAATGTAATTCTTTTTATGCAATTCATGAATAACCTCTTTATTGATATATAATAAAAGATAATCCAGATCCAGATCGCAATCCCTCTGCCAATAAAAGCAACAAGTTTTTAAAAAAGATATTTGTAAGTCGTTTGATTCGTGGCTAATACGACCAAAAAGCCATTCTGTTGGGTAAAATTTATACCATGGTAGTTCTGTACTCATTTAGTTTCATTTGTTTGTTGTTTGTTTAAATTTAAAAAAATTTCCTTTTCCTTTTTAGATAATTCAGCAAAAATATAGGTTGGTAGTTTTCCGTAATTATCTTCATTCTCATAATACGGTCTTTGTTTTCCACTCATTTCTACGTTTATAACTTTAGGTATATGTTTCTTTTGACTTTTCACCAGAAAAAATTTATTACTCAATGTTGTAGATTTTATATCCCACATTTTAGCTAATTCCGGAATTGTATAACCCAAGATTAATTGTTCTTGTATAATTTCACAAAGTTTATAATTTAACGACATACCAACCTTTTTTTAATAATATATTTCAGAACGGTAGATCCTCATTAGTATCAATATCACTAACAGGTTCATCCAATTTATTTTCTTGTTCATCTTCGTTTTTAACTTTAAACACCTTCCATGCTTCAAGTGTATTAAATACAAAAATTTGACCTTTTTTATTCTCCCATTCTCGACCAAGCAAATTAATACTAACATCAACTTTATCGCCAACCTTATTATATTTAATTAAATCCTCTGCTTTGTCTTTATTAGATTGTAATTTTAAAGTTTGTGGATATTGCTCACTTGTTTTAACAACCCATTCAACTTTTTTAAAGCCACTTTCAAAGCTTTCAATTTCTCCGATTCTTAAAATTTCTACGTTTTTAATTTCCATTTTTATTTTATTTTATTAATTCAACTTCTTTTTTTAATATTATTTTATCAAACCAGAAAGAGAAAATATCGTCTCCATCCGGCAACGGTTCATTTGAGTGTATTGTAAAATGATATTCAATAGCTTTAATACTTTCATCCAATAAATAATTAGAATCCTCGTTTCTAAGAATGTGTACTGCTAAATGTTTCTGAAAATTAGCATTAAATTTTTTCTTGCCATATTTCTTAACAAGCTTTTTAAATTCCCTTAACATAACGTCAGAAAATTTTTCATTTACAAAACTTAAGTTTCCTTTTTTAATTTGATTATGTGTTCTTATAACACCGTCATAAATCGAAGTTATCACGCCATCAGATAAATGCTTTCTATTTTTTAGGATCTTTTCCTTTAGTTTAATATATTCTCTGTTATTTTCTTTTGAAATATTCTCAGCATACGAAGTTATGTAATCGTATAACCTCCATTTCATGTTATGAGCATTAATATTAATCATCGTATTTTGTATTTCCTCAAAGTTATCCGGATCAATCCAATCAACGATGTAAAGAGGTATTTCTGTTACTCCTAATAGATCTAATGCATTCTTTCTATGTTGCCCCTCCAGAATTAAATATTTATTCCCTTTTTTTATTGCAGTCGGAACTACTAAAAAGCCATAATTTGAAATAAGGTTAGAGAATTTATTTATATGTCTATCTATTATATCTCTGTTACCTTTTATAAATTCAACTTTGTTAAGTTTAACTACTTCAATTTTACCAATTTTGATAAAATGATTTTTTGTGTTTATTGTTTTCATGTTTATTTGTTTTTTTAATTAATCTTTAAATTCTGATTTTCTTGTATTGAGCATCCTTTGATTTCTTGACCATTTTTTAATGCTTTTTTAATAGCCATTTTATCTGCTTGAATGCTTAATTTTTTTATTTTAAATTCATTTGGTAACTCATTGACATCTTCAATAATTACAGATTCGCTTTTACGAGTTCCAAACTTAGTAAAGCCAACTTCAAAAGCACCAAACAAATTAACTGCGTTTAATAATCTGTTTTTTAGATTCTTAACAAGATTATCATTTTTCTTTTTTAATGCTTGTAAACGCCTTATTTCATCGTCTATCTGCATTGTAAAGGCTTCTTTACTTTTAATTACTGATAGATAAGCTATTGATTTACTTTGTATCTGGGTTTCGTTGATCTCTAACTGCTCATTAATTTCGTCAGTTATTTCACCCTCTGCCTCTTGAACTTGTCTAATTAGCTCTAAATAGCTTTCTTCAATTTTATATAATGTCTGCTTTTCCATTTTGTTCGTTTTTATAATTGTTATATAGTTCTATTAAATCCTCGATCATTACTCTATACATGGAACTTGTCTTTATATAGTAATGGGGATCTTCTTTGTCATGTTCTGAATCGATTTCCTTAATACGTTTTTCTATGTATTCGATTTTATATTTATATCTTTCTTTTGCCATTTTATTTGTTTAAATTATAAAAATAATTGGGCTTTTAAACTATTCGCAACATTCTGGATAGCATCTGCCCTCTGTTCTAATGAATTAATGTAGGTCTTTACTTTCTCTTTATCATTTTCAATCCAATAACCTTTGCTCGAAGCCATTAAACAATGTATTAAACCGTTGATTCTAATATGATTTATGATTTTTCTTAGTCTTGCACCGGAAATATTATAGCCTTTTTCCTTTAATTTCCTCTCAATTACTTTTGAAGTAATCGCATTATCTTCACCTATCTTTGTTTTTAATCCTAATATAATAATCGGGAGTAATACCTCTCTTTCGTAATCTGTTAAAGGCTGAGTTTGATCTTCAAACCCCCCGATCATGATATTAAATTTAATTGGTTTTGTTGAGTTTTATTTAGGGTAAATGTTTCTTTTAATTTTTCTACTGTATATTCGCCTTTTTCTATTGATTTTAAAGCCTCATCAAATCGCTCCTTCTTTAATTTGGGTTTTACTTTAGGAATCTCAATATTATTTGAATGTTCCTTGTCTGCATCATCTATTTTCCCTGTTGGCACTAAGAACGTATATAATAAACAATATTTCAAAGCATATGTTGTTGCCTTTCCGGATGCTTTGTCTTGACTATCAATGCCATGACCATAACCGGAAAGCTCGATGCTTTCTCCAGATTCATGCATTAGTAAATATTTAGTTTTAACTTTAGTAAATATTGATTGCTTTCTTTTATCTTTTCCATTATAATTGTCAGTCCATTGATCCACAATAGTTTCCTCATCAATGTTAATTGGTATCATTACTAATCCATTTTTTTGCATTGAATTTCCAATCACTTTTTTTACTTCTTGATCCGATACACCCTTGTAGGAGTAATTTCCGGATCCCACAGTCATTGATTTATCTATGCCTTTGACTTCATCCATTACTTTTAAAATGGCTTTAATTAATTTCTGATTGTTCATTTGTCTTTGTTTAGGTTTTTTATTAATTAGATCGTTTAACTGATCTTGTTCGTATAATTCTAAATCTTTTGCTCTCATGATTATTACATTAATCCTTCATCTGATAATGAAGTATAGTTTGACTTTGTGCAAATCAAGTGGTCTAATAAAGGTATTTGTAACATATCGCCACAATTCTTTAATTTTTTTGTGATTTCCAAATCGGCTTTACTTGGTGTTAAATTCCCACTTGGGTGGTTATGTGCCAATATAATCCTATCTGATAAACTATTTAAAGCAATAGTAAATACAATTTTAGGATCTAACACTGTGCCTGTTGTTCCACCCTGACTGACTTTATAAAATCCGATAACTTCATTTGCTCTGTTCATACATAGCATTATAGCTTCTTCAGTCCAATCAAATGTATCTTTATTAAAGATTAATTTAAAGACCTTATAAGCATCTTCACTTGAAGTTATTTTTTGAAGTTTTGGACTTTTGGATTTATTAACATTTACACTTATTGAAATTTCAGGGGTTTTTAATTGTTCGTTTGTTTCTGTTTTCATAGCTATTGTTTTTTATTTCTGGATCAGTCTATCTAATCCTTTTGTTTTGATATAAAGGTCAATCGCCTCTTTCATTTGCCAAGTGATAATTAGCCCATTGATTTTTTTATTAGCTTTCAAACATTTCATTTGATGTACTGTCATTTCAATCTTCGTTGAAATTAACTTGTTCTCATTCATATACATTTCCATATACTTTATTTTTATTGGTTATTAAAAAAAGGTGCTATTATACACCCTTATAATTATTTTTTATTTTTTTTCTTTAATAATTCTATTATCAAATCTTGCTCTGCACCTCCCAAGTCTGCCCATGCTTTATTGTTTGCATCAAATTTAATTAGTGCTTCATCGTAAGTAAGGTTTAATTTCCTTAATTCTTCTAAATATTCTCTATGTCTTTTCATAATTGTAAGTTTTATTTGGATTAAATATAAGAAAAATATAATTAAAAAACAAATTTAATTAAACTTTTTATCAACTTTATGATGTATATTCTTTTCTTTTCTTTTCTTCTCTTTTCTTAATGCTTGACTATACTTAAGCATTACTTGAGTGGTACTTGGAAATTAAATTGGAAGATAATCTTTGAATCTTTTGAGTAAAAATAAAGCGATTAGAACGCTTAAAATAATGTAAATGATAGTCTTATACTTATCCCACCATGAAAGTTCCTTAAAAACGACCTTTTCGACCTTAAAAGGAATTTCTTTATAATAATAAACTGTATCTCCTTTGCATTCTATTTCATGGTAGATTTCTTGCCTTAAAGTATCATAATAATAACGAGCAAAAGTATTTTCATTATTGACAATTATTGTCGTATCATGGTATCGGATCTCATTTATCGTATCATGAGTATAATTCTGAATATAAATAGTGTCATTTATCCGGATTGTGTCAAATGACACTTCCGTTAATTCTGGATGTTTTTTAATTAATCTGTTTAGTCTTTTTTGAGGTGAACAGCTACAAAGAAAAATCAGATTTATTAAATAAACTATATGTAAACGAGTTACCATAAATTTCTGCCGATTTAAAAGCTAAAAACATTAATCTATTAAAATGACTATCCAATCTAAATACTTGACATCCGGCACTGTACCTATCAACATATTTTATATATGGATTCGATTTATGTATGTTAATGCCATAATATCCACTTTGCTCAGTTTCCGGATCCAAATCATGTTTAGAATCTTTGTCATTATCTCTAAAGACTGTTACCTTTCCTAATCTTTGACAAAGTGCGTCATATTTTCCTCTATGTTTATCAATCTTATAAACACTCTTATATTGCCCCTCCACTAAAATAGCAGTCCCTTTCGTGTTCATTGGATGTTTAAGCCAATGTTTTCCCGGGTCAGTAGTACCCTGAAATATCTCAACAATGCTTTCTAAATTCTGATCTCTATAAGCTACGCAAATTAGATCATCAAAAAAATTAGTATCAGTAGCACAACGTATGCCAAAGATGTTTAAGTTATATGGCTTATCCCCATCAAAAAAAGCATATCCCTTTTTAATATAAACATCCTCAATATAATTATAATCTAATCTCATTTCTTTTTTAAGCCGTTTCCTATATGTTCTAAAGAATTGCCTACCGCATAAGTTCCAAATACCCAAATTATAAAATTCGACCATCCATTAAAATCACACTTATTCAGAAATAAAAAACTTGTAACTGCTACAAATAATAATAATGCAAAAGTCGTTTTACGACCTCCAAAAAAATCAAATAATTTTCCCATAATTTCTATTTATTTATCATTATATCTAACTTAGCTTTGACCTCAGTTAGATTTACGTTTACTTTATTAATTGTTAAATTAAGGTGTTTAACATCTTTATCAATCTTGTCTAATCTACTTGTAAATACTAAGTTATTAGAAATAATGTTAGCATCAAAATCTCGTCTAATTGCTATTCTACCATTTTTAGCATTTACAAACTCCTCTTTACATTCTTTATAATAGCTATTTGCTTTCTCAGTCAAATTAGAAATTTTTTCATTTTGCTTTGCATTTTCGATTTTTAATTTAAACCAAGCCGTGCCAAATGAAATCAATATACCCATAATATAACCAACATCTTTTAACGTAAAATGCAGATCGTTTGCCGTATCTATATCTAAAAACATTTATTCAACAGGTTCCGGCTCTGACCATTCAGGCGTTGCCATTAATTCAAGTATTTCAGAATGATTATATGTACCAACAGGAACAACGCTGCTATCCGTTATAAATGTCGGAGTATAACCGTCATTCCATTTAATTACAAATTGAGTATCATCTAAAGACTTTCTGATCGTACTTGCTGAAGTTTCACCAATTTGATTAAAGTCTATTAATCCAACATCTGTTAAATTAATTACTGCGTATGTTTTATTATTTAATTTCATTTTATATTTTTTTACGGAACATCACTAACAATATCACCAATATCCATGTTTGTTGCAGTGCCATCATTACTACCTACTTGATCTGGTATAGTTGGCCAACTTGTAACTTTATCACCGTTTCTGTACCATGCTTGTAAGTCTGAAGCTGAAGTGTAATTACCTGTATCTGTATTTAAATCTATTGGACCATTAGCATGAAGTTCTGTTATTTCTATTTGGTCTAAAGCTACATTCCAAATTCCTACCTCGTCTATTTTGCCTGGAAAAGCACCTGTTAATGGTGATCTTCTCGCACCTATTACTAAGTCATTTGCTGTTGTAAAAGTACCATTACTTGCATAAGTCGTTGCAACAGTTTTTAATAAAACCCCGTCTTTATACAACTTTAAGTTAACTTGATCCCAAGTAACTAAAATATGTTGCCAAGTATTTAAAGTAACTGTACCTGCAGCAGTATCTAAAGAAGTTAAAACTGTTCCATTTGTACTTAGTGAAAATCTGAAATTAGTGCCATTAAATAGACCTAAATAAAATGCTCTTGGCGAAGCTGCATCTGTACTAACAAAACTTTCCGCTGTAGCCGAACCATAAGCGGTTGGATAAATCCATGCTGAAATTGATAAAGCAGTTTCTCCACTCAAGGTAGATGCGCCACAATTAACACTATCGTCAACACCATCAAATGCTAAAGATTTGGTATTACTAAACGAAGGTGGTGTAGGTGTAGGACTTTTCGTACCTCCTGAAGGTATCATAAAAACTCCTTTTTTCTTTGCAAAATTATATAATGTAGGCATATCTTTATATTAACGGATTATCACAATTATCATAATTAAAAGGCATCGTAAATGATACTCCACAACTCCACCCCGTAAGATCATCTTCAAACCTCTCTGTAAAACTTGTCATTGTTCCGGATTTCTGAATATTAACTTTTAACCAATCAACATTGTTAGTTGTTGCCGTTCTCTGCTCAAAATAAGCAATCATATCCATTAACACCTGAGCCATATCGCTTTTTACTTCATTTTCATTACTCTCATTCTTTTCAATTATTGACATTGCTAAAATACTAAAGTTCCATGTAAAAACCCCTTCACCTAACGTTGCCGGACTATCCACAACCCACAACAAAGGGTAATTAAAATCTGCTAATTGATTATGCTCAACCGCTTCCCATAGGTTGCCGTTTCCAAAGCTTTCAATCTGTCTATGAGCATCAGCAAAATCATTAAACTCCTTTATAATTTGATTATACGTTAAAATCATCTATTAACAATCTTTATAATAATTATATTCATCTCTCCAGCACATCGTACTTTTAGCTCCGCCTAAATAAAAATTAGTTTGATAAGCAGTTACCCTTGGGTTTAGATCATCGCTCGACTCAGAATAAGCAGCAAATAAACTCCTATTATCTATTAAATAATTAATTAGTCTTTTATCCCTTTCCTCTGCCTTATTTTTCCATTCATCCCTTAAAAATTGAAGATCCTGAAAACTTATAGGTTGACTATTTTCAGAGCTTTTCGTTGCTACCGATTTATTTCTGTATTTAAATAACATTGATGCTGAACACTCATACATAGTCCATTGAAGCATGCTTGGTGCAACATAACCGTCAAGTAAATCAATCTCATCAGCATTTAATGTTCCGGCAGTTATCTTTGCTTTTAAATCATCATAAAGCGGTGTGCCAAGTATCGGATGTATTCTCAATTCTTGTGCGTCACGTATTGACGGTAATATAAGTCGCATATCAACATTCTCGTCAATTAGAGTATTGTTCTTAACGTATGTTTCTGAAATAAATAACACTGCCATAATTTTATCTTTTTATTCTGACCACTTGTTGTTGCCAAATGTG